AATGTTCAAACTCGGCCTCAGCATCTTCAACGGCGAGACCAACAAGCACCTCTACAGCTGCCTGCTGTTCGGGTGTCATGCCATCATAAATTTCACGAATGGAATCTTCGCCCATATCGTCGTCCTCCTCTTCGTAATCTTCGTCATAGTCGGAGTCATCGTCTTCATCTTCATCTTCGTCGTCGTCCTCATCAGCTTCATCTTCGTAATCATCGTCATACTCAGAATCGTCATCGGAACCATCGTCTTCATGAGAAAGGGAGAGAGATCCACTATTCGAGTCAATTTCCTGCATCATGTAGATGTAGGCTTCCTTGATGTCGACATCATCTCCGTGTTCAAGAACCGGAAAATCAATAAATGCACCAGGATTAGCTCCGGTAAGCACCAGACTTACTTCTCTAATGGACCCATGGGTCACGTTGCCTGCTTTCTGCGTCAGCTTATTAGCATATATAGAAAGGGACTTGATATCGCCATGCCGAACCAGCTCTTTCGCTCTGGCGGCCGACTCGGACCCATTGAACGAACAATATGCATAGACACCATCTTTACGGTTCTCGAGAAGAGCATGTCCAAGAATATTGTCCGGAGAATTGTGCTGATGCTGCCAAACCAGGGGCACTTCCTGACCATCCTGATCGGCAAACGCATTTCTTCTAATGGTTCTGCCATCGGAGCATACGATGTCGTTTCGTGTGGCATAGCCACTAAAATCGTATTTCCTCATAAAATTCCTCCAATAAAACAAAAACAGCCTTCGTATCTACCATTGCGGAATGCGGTTGTACTTTCTCTCATTCCACGCTAGCGTCACAAAGACCGTAGTTAATTTATTCCATTTTGAAGTTTTATTGTGGGTAGTATTCCTATTCAGGATACTGCTCCATATTTGGGTCCATATTAGGATCCATCATGTTCGGGTTTTGACCCATAAAATCGCTGCCATGGTTAAGGTTACTATTAAGCAGCATATCAGCCTTCGGATCGTCAGACGGTTTGATTCCAATAAGAGATCTGAGTTCATTGGAAGTAAGGATCTCGTTTCGGGTGAACTTATCTGCAATTTCCGCAATCTGATTGACCGGTACAAGCTTAAACGGATCGTTAAAGAACTTAATCTTATGATGCTGAGTTCTTGCCGTCTTCGTCAGGAACTTTCTATTCATCTCACCGACAAGGGCTGAGATAATCGGTTCAATCGTACGGTTGTTGTAATTCAGCATTGTTTCCTCGTTTGCTGTACCATTTATAACTTCAGCAGTCAGACCAAGCTGGCTGTAAAGTAAGTTGGTTAGGTATTCGACCTGTTTCATGAGGTTGTTCTCAAGAGATCGGTTCAACTGAGTGATATGCTCGGTTCCGTCAATATAAGCGATGCCGTACTTGCTTCCTTCGAGCTGTCTCTCAATCTCTTTCCTTCTCTTCTCGGCCTCCATACGTCTTGCTTCATTCTTGACAACATACGGAAGCTGAATGATCAGGTCCAATTTACCTGAACTGGCCTGTTCGTCGACTACATCCAGTAAGGCTAGTTTTCTCATAAGCCGCTGAAGTGTCGAGTTCGGTTCGTTCATTACTGCGTATAACGGATTCTGGACAATAGCCACCATCTTCTTCGGAAGAATTACTTCCTGATGGTGGCCTGTCTTTTCGTTGTACAGTTCTACCCGAACATATTCGGGATACCACTGCGTAACTTTACCAATACGCATTGTCTTGATGTCATACGAATTTGATTTCGTAGGATCAAGAGTTGTATCAACCGGGACAACCGCGATCACACCTTGTTCAAGCATGGTCTGAATGGCATCTTGACGAAACGCTCTGGCTTCTTGGTCAATATTGGCCTCAACGGTTAGACATTCATTTAAGCCATCATGTACCTGCTCAATGACGTTACCATCTTCGTCCGCAATAACATGCTGGACTGAGATAGCTGCTACGTCGATAGCGATTCGGTTGATTATAGCTGTGATAAGAAACTTGTCATTACCGCGATACCACATTCTCCGAAAAGATGGGTGATATGAACTAGAGACGCTAAAGCTGTCTCCATACGTAATCGTCGGGTCACGGTTATTAACAAATGCATTCCAGGCGTGCTGGAGTCTTTCAGTAACTTTTGGCAATTCCATCACCGCCTAGTTGATTTTTTGATAGACTTTACTTTTTTCGCAGCTTTATCCTTAAGACCAGAGCCAACTTTATATGCATTTCGAGCAGACTTTTTAACCGCTCTTACCGCACGTTTAGTTTCCCCTCTGGCGGCATCTCCGTATGAATCGTATCTACCAGGGTCGACTTTGGTGTACGTGGTTGTAACATTGCTTCCCATACCAGACAATTTATGGTAACCCATATCCGTCTTTTTAGTAACGAGTCTCTTTTTCTTTCCTCGTTTAACATAAGTTACATCTGTATTTATATCTTTTCCACGACTAGTCTCGGTTTCTGTTTTCTTAACATATTTGTCATATTTACTTGACCGACTACGATCGGCGGAACTTCCGTAACTGGAGTCAGATTCTCTAAAATTATAGTAATCACTATCATCTTTTTGAGTTCTTGCACCATAGCCGCTGTTAGATTGCCTCCGTTGAGCACCAGCCCGAAGCATTTTTTGCCTCTGCGCCCTTTGCGCCATTCGAATACGGTCTTCATTAGAAACTACGCGACCCGGATTTCTATATCTTTTATAAGTACCCGGTCTATCTGAAGGGCGAAAATTTTGATCATATAAATATTCGCCATTTAGATTAGATCTATATTTATGATTTTTCCATTTCATTCCGGGGACACCGTAATGAATAAGTTCAGGATCAATGGAATAAGATCTCTTCTCTTCCATGTTAACCCTCCTTATCTGGCGCGAGACGCCTTAGCATTAGCAATGCGCTGTTTATTCTTTTCAGCCGAGCGTTTCTTAGTTCTACGAGTAGATGTAGACCGGCTGTGCGCGGAAGCAGATTTCTCTTTAACCACATTTTCACGCTGAGAAGCGTTGTTCTTCTTGGCTGCAGCTGCTCTGGCTCTTTTTTCATTCTCGGCAATGAAATCTTTAGCACTAACCTTCTGAATAGCCTGCTGGCCTTTCTGACGTGTCGGAGATTTCCACCAGTCAAGCTCTTTCTTCGCCGTCTGTTTTGCAGTCTCAGGAGCATTCTTAACCGTCTCTTTAGCCTTAGCAATCTTGGCGTCACGCTCTTGCTTAAGCTTGGCGTGAACCTTCTTCTGACGATCAATCTCTTTCGCTGCTTTCTGTCGCTGTTCCTCGACTTTTCTGAAGGGTTCCATTACGGAATTTACTGTATTTTTCTGGGCCTCGGTCTTAGCCTTCTTGCGAGCTTCTGCCTTTCTTGTGGCCTCAGTAAGAGCACTCTGAATTCTCTCCTGACGAGCTTTCTCAGCCTTAGCCCTAGCTGCTTCCTGCTCATGCTTTCTAACATTTGCACTATTCAGGAACTTGTTCGTCGCCTGTCCAGCTCTTTGCTGGTAACTGTTTACCGTGTTAATGCCACGTCGAGCAGCATTAGTGATTCCTTCATAAACGTACTGACCATTAATGTTCGTACGATATTTATGGTTTTTCCATTTCATTCCGGGAACTCCGTAGTGGATTAATTCATCGTCTACGGAATAGGCTCTTTTATCTTCCATTTTGAAGTTCACCTCACTCAAAACTATCTTTGTTAGCTTTCCAAGCGATGTACGCGTCCATCATAGCCGCTACCGGGTCTATCTTTGCGTCATATCGCTTTTTAGACAACTTAAGGTTGCCATTGGTGTCTTGAATAGCAATACAGTTGCCCATAGCGAACTGCATAATTTGCTCATCAAACAACAACATCCGCTCAGAGGCTAAAATCTTAAGCTCTGAAAGCGGAACTGATTCTGTTTTTGCTCCCTGTATTACTTTCTCGACTGCGTACTGTCCATTCTCCATTACCCACCGGTCTATAAATTCCTTAGCATTGTATGGGTCAAAGCCTACAGCTCTAACATCATACTGGCTATCTTCTATAAACCGATCGAGGTCATCATAGACCTCCATCATGTCCAGAACTTTACACTCGAGAACCGTGAGGCTCCCTTCTCGTATGAACTCTTCATACTTTTCACGCATAGCTAGCGTTAGTTTCTTTAACGTTAGCGATGAGATGTAGTTTTTGGTCTTAATACCGAAGCTCTCATCTCTAAGCGGGAATAAAAACGTAAATGAACAGAAGTCTCCGCCCTGCGAAAGGTCACAACCCATAGCACATGGCATCGACCAGAAGTTTCTCGCCCTATGAACTTTGGTCTCCTCATAGGTAAAGAAATAGGTACTCCCTTCCATGGGAATACCAAAACGTTTAGCGAGAATATCGTTACGTGAAGCCGGAGCTTTCTCAGCTCTCTCCACATCTAACTGATATGTCTCATATGTAACTGTTTTACCGAGGTTCGGATTCGCTTTAATCCACATATCAGGATCTGATACTTCCTTGATGTCGTCAAGTTTATACCACCAGATTGAGACGTGTGGGTTAACGTATTCACCCTTAAGTATGGATGCTAGTTCCATTTTGATGGTATCGCCAACACCATTTCTGACCGTACCCTCCGAACTTGTCGCAACGATCAGCCAATCGGGTACTTTTGAAGCTCCTTGCTCAATAGCACCGATAGGATCTTCCCGAATATCTCCGGAAAGCCATTCGTCTACGGTAGAACATTTAACGGTCAGACCCTGAAGTTTATCAATACTCATTGGTTTCACTTCAAGAATCGAACCATTCAAGAAATTTTCAATACCCTTTTTGGTAGAACAAAGTTTTTGTCTATACGCTCTATTGCCTGTGGTATTTTGAAGCGAACCGTCTGTAAGAAACTTATACATAGGCCCGCGCGCACGAGTAATAGATGTCTTAATCGGGAACAAAGTCTGCTCGCCCTGTTTCATTGTAGGAGCGGTCGTTATTTGTTGGGTCGTTGTCGTGTCTACATTCAGGAAAAAGCTCTGAATATAAGATGCGTACATTGTCTTGGCTGCACCTCGAGCCACGATAAGAAATTGCTTATTAATAAGCCGTCTCTTGATTCTACGGTTCTCGTAGTGCCCAAGTTTTTTACCCTCTCCCGGAACAAACACACTTCGTTCTATAAAATAGTACCAACCGAATATCTGTTCGGCCCAGAGTTTAAAAGAGTCAAGCAATTTAACATCTGAACCATCGGTCAGCGTTAATTCATCTTCACAAAAAGCAATGAACCCTTCTACAGCATTGTCGTCATAGTAAATACCTGGGTTCCTGATAAAATCATCAATGCGATTCATTTCCATTGCTATTTCGCGATTCACAGGGATTTCCCCACGTATTACTTGATCTCTAAACTGGCCATAGTATATTGGAGTGGCTGTATTAGAAAGACTCATTTCAACCCTATCCTTTTACTGTAGGCGTTTATTATTGATGTTATACATACGACCAGCTGTAGTACCGATTTTGCCAATATCTCGAATAAGACCAACTACGTTCTCACCTCTGTCAGGACGAGTAAAGTACGAATTACTCTCTCCTAGCTGTTTGAGATATGCGTTTTCAAGTCTGAGACGCTCGGTTATCTCTTTGAGCTGTGCATCAGTCATCTTTTTAGCTGGATTTTTGACTTTCTTTTTAGACTCTTTGATATTTCTAGCATGTTTATAAAAGCTCTCCATAGCTTTTCCCATTTCATCAACCTGACTGAAGTACTTATCTTCAAGTTTCATACGTTCATCAAAGGAAAGTTCGGAGTTACTCTCGTTTTTGTTGTCGTCTTTCTCACTTGCTTTTTTAAGCATTTCTTTTATCGCTTCGTCGCCGAATTTAACTCCTTTGATATACGGCTTCTTAGCCCTTGGGTCGCTTCTATATCTCTTTTTATTGGTTCTGGTAGTCCCCATGCTGCCTTCTACATAAGGCCGTTCACCAGTTTCAGTTTCGTATCTAGGTTTTCTTTTTCTAGGTGGAATCGGAGGAGGCCCACCGCCACCAGGGGGAGACGCTGCAGGCAACAGCCGATTTGCCGGAATTCCATCTCCCTGGAATGGTCTCTCGCCAGATCCCCATGGGTAACGTCCGGAGTGTCTAGGTGTGCCATAGTGCATCAGTTCATCCGCTCTATCAACAAGACAACCAACCGGGTCGTCATGATAGAGTTCCTCAGAAGTTCCTTCGTCTGACATAAGAACTATCGGAAGAGTAATACCTGCTAATAGTGCAGCTTTTATAATCCGATCTCTCTGCTTTATATCTCTAAAATTACGATACGTTTCTTCTGTATATCTATCCGGAGTCTCTAGCTCTTTAACCCTTTCATCTAGAAGAGTTTTCGCTTTCTTTAATTCTTTGATTTTTCTCTGCAAATCTTGTATATCTGCTCTATCTTCAAAATCTTTCTGTTTTTTATTTTCTAGCTCTTTGAGTTGTTTCGTAGAACTTTCTATTTTCTCATTTGCCTGATTTCTCATGCTTTTAAAGGTTTGAATCGTTCTATCTGTTTTGGCTCTAGCTTCGCTAGCTTCACCCTGATTCCAATAACGACTCATACTTTTTGCTGTTCTAAGTTTTTTCTTTTCGGACATTGGTTTTGGTCCGACTCCATCCCCCTGAAACGGTCTGTCGCCTGAGCCCCAGGGATATCTACCGGAATGACGAGGAGTGCCGTAGTGCATCAGTTCGTCAGAACGGTCTAACAATTCGTCTACTTTCATTAATCCCACTCCTCTGGCGGATCGATGGCAACGTTGGTTCGCCATTCGAATTCCTTAATTCTTTCTTTAAAGATGTCACAGACGTATGAGCTTGCTGGAGGATCGTGTGCTAACTTCACCTGCATGAAAAGCCAAGACTGTAACATTTTGAGCTGATTCTTATCATCGATGTCTCCGACTAGATCACCCCACGTCTCTTCGTATCCTTCGATAACAAAAGATTCGTCACCGACACCTAACTGAAAGGCGATCGGAAGGAATGAGTTAATCAGGGCGATTAATTCATCGTCGAAGGGATTATAGTCTTTTTCATACCCTAGCATTTTCTTGATAGTTTCAAGAATGCTTTTATCCACAGCAGCTCACCTCCATGGTATAGTATCGTTCTCTTTTCTAATAACTGGATCTTTCATAAGTATCGACTCGTCGCCGTAATGGATCGCGTTGTGCGTTGTAATACATGTCGAGATCAGATACTCTGGGTTCATGACATCCGGATTCCGATCAAGAATGTCTTGTTCTGTTATTGGGTTCATATGATGTACTATCACTGTTCCAGCTAACGGATGATCTGGACATCCTAAGTCAAAACCTTGGTCACGAACAATTACCTCTCTTCTGATTTGTTTCCACTCTTTGGATTTTCCATAGAGTGCTTGATTTAAGTAGCGATTAAAGCCAAAAGTTTCAACCCCTATTGATCCGTGGATTTTAAGATACTCGAATCTCTCGAGAAAAGTTGGAATCCGTATAAGTTCCGAATAACATCTCTTATACATCGTCAGCTACCTCGTCAGATTTTATACCGCTGTACTTTTTCATGGCTTCGATCGCTTCTGTGAACAGCTCCTCGGTTCTCTTCTGAGCTTGCAGAGCTTCCGTCTTTGACTCAATGAGCTTCTTCTGCTCCTGCATGATCTGCTGTTCAAGTCTCTCTTTTGACGACCCTAGTTTTAGAAAATGAGTAATAACCTGAGAGGAAGCAGTCCCATTAAGCAATTGCTGTTCCGCTAGATCAACGGCTAATTTGATCATTTGCTGTTCTCTAGCTTCTGGTGTAAGTGCACGACTACCAAGTTCTTGATTCAGTGGAGTCGGTTCTGCTTTACGGCGCCCCACGGCTAATACTCCTCCTTTCTTTCATCCTAGTTAGGAAAACTTTTTACAAAAGCTCTGATGATTTCCATAGATTTCTAGCACACTATACAGAAGACTGGAGGTCGTTATAGCATAGTTTTTAGGGAGGTAATCAGCCCTGAAAGGAGTCCAAAGAGGCTGTGAGAAACTATGAGAAGACAGGAGAAAGAGTAAAAACCTGTATGGATCATCAGAGCTTTTGTAAAAAGTTTTCCCAAAACGTTCCCCCGGAGAAAAATTGAGG